AAGCTCGTCAAAAACACGACAGTAATATTTTTTTAACCGTTTACTTATAAGACTAAAATGAAAATCACCAAAGATGAGGTTACATTTAAAACTGGTTATAAAATCAAATTAACCAAATCATTAATTAATTCTTGGGTAATGGAAGAATACAATCGTGAGTTAAAAGCATTTCCTGATTGGCGATCAATTCGCAGAAAAGCAATTGATTCTATGAAAAATTCAGAAAGGCGAGCATCTATGTCAAAAGAACAACGACAAAATCTTGATAAGATTAGATGGCAATCAAGAGACAAGGAAAAAGTAAGAGCTTATCAAAGAGCTTACAGCACCAAAAGAAAATTAGAAGATCCTAATTATCGTTTGGAAAAAACCATGCGATCACGATTCGCAAAATTTAAAAGAGGTTACAATCTTAAGTCCATCATGTCATTGATCGGATGTTCGCCTCAAGAACTACGCGCCCACATAGAATCAAAATTCAAAAGCGGGATGAGTTGGGATAACTATGGAGCATATTGGCACATCGACCACATAATTCCCTGTAAAGCTTTCGACCATAACGACCCGAAGCAAGTTGAGCAGTGTTGGCATTGGACTAATCTCCAGCCAATGAAAGCAAGGGAAAATATGCAAAAGGGGGCTTTAGTTAAGAATCCACAAATGAGTCTTTTGATTGGAGTATCATAATGAAAAAAAAAACCAAACTTGAAAGAGCGGCGCAAATCGGCGTTTCAATACCTTGCCTAAATAATTGGTCAAAATGCGGCGTTGATATTTTCGACGATCTTCAAGTTAAAGCTAGGATTTCAAAAATGCGGAACCTGCCGCCCGAACTGAAACCTGAATGGCACCCGCAGATTGCCCAACCGATCAATCCACCCGGAGAGGATCCAACTCAGATCGACATCGAGCAGATCATCCATCAGCTCTCGAATGTCACCGACAAGCACCAAGCTCAGACAGTCAAGATCCAGATCGACGGCTTGCTGAACGCTTACAAACTGAGAGAGGCAGCCGGTCGATACGTCTCGAAAACGACAGTCGAGGAATCGCTGATTCGGATCGGGGCGACATTCAAGGCAGCATTGCTACGGATGGAAGCAGACCTTCCGCCAGCATTGGAAGGCATGAATCCGGCGTCGATGCAGAAAACAATCCGAGGCAAGATTGACGAAGTCTTGCGAACCTTGTCTGATGAATACGGGAAAGTCTATGGACAAGTTGATTCATAATCTTTGCGGCTGCGCGTTCAGGGCAGCAAATCCGCCGGCTCGATTGGCACCGTCTGACTGGGCATCTGGTCGGGTGGCGATCCAAGACGGACTGACGCCGAAGTATCAGATCGAGAACGCACCATGGCAACGCGAACCGCTCGACAGCTTAGCGAATGCCGAGGCGAAGGAGGTGGTCTTCATCGCTCCGATAGGAACCGGCAAGACGACGTTCATGGAAGCCGGGCTGCAATACATCATCGCCGAGGATCCCGGTCCGACTTTGCTTGTCGGGCAAACCGATGACGATCTGAAAGATTGGGCGGAGACTCGCATGGATTACGCCATACGCAACACACCGGAGACAGCGGCATTGATTCCCGAGGATCGGCACAAAAAGCGGAAGATGCAGATCCTATTTCCGCACATGAGCTTATTCCTGACCGGCGCAAACCTGAGCGGACTCCAATCGAAATCCATGCGCCGCGTGTTCAACGACGAGGCTTGGCAGTATCGACCGGGGATGTTGAACGAGGCGCGCGGTCGATTGCATGACAGATGGAACCGACAGTTCTTTGTCTTATCGCAAGCCGGCGTGACCGGAGACGATCTCGACAAGGCATGGGAGCAGACCGACAAGCGCGAGTTCAGCTTTCCATGTCCTAACTGCGGCACCGTGCAGCCATGGCAATTGTGCAACGTCAAAGGATTCGAGGATGAGACTCAGTCGAACATTGACCGAGCAAGGTCTGCATACATCGCCTGCCAGAATGAGGAATGCAAATTTCGGATTGAGGACTCGACTCAGCAGAGACGGCGACTGGCTGAGTCGGCTTATTATGTCCCGACCGCATCGGACACCGCGCTGCCTGGCTCGATCGGCTTTCACTACAACGTCCTCTGCAACTGGCGGAAGCCGCTTTGGGAGATCGTGCTTTTGTGGCTGGAGGCAAAAGAGGCATTGAGGCAGGGCAACACCGATCCGCTGCGGCAGTTTATTCAGAAGCGACTCGCCGAGCCTTGGCAAGAGGACATCACCGACAACCGGCAGGAACTTGTCGGAGGTGGCTACCTGATGAGTGAATATGCCGACGGCAAACTGACTGACGAGGAGGGAGTCGTGAACGGGATCAGATTCCGATTCATGACCATCGACGTTCAGGCGGACCATTTCTGGGTAGTCATCCGGGCATGGAAACCGAACGGTGAAAGCATGAAACTATTCTTCGGCAGGCTCGAGACAATCGACCAAGCCGACGAGCTTGCAAAAAGATACAGCATCGCACCGACTATGATCGTGATGGACTCGGGATTTGCCAGCGACATGGTCTATTCAATCTGCGCCAAGCGCAACTGGACCGCGTTCAAAGGATCGGCGCGTGACAGTTTCCCATGGGCATCAAAGGACGGCAAAACCAAGCTGCGACCCTATCAGAGATTCTCAACCGCGAGCGCATCGAACGGCACAACCTGCCGGTTTGCGCATTGGTCGAGTGATCGAATCAAAGACATTCTCTACGCGCACCGAACCGGAAAGTCAGGATCTTGGCTTCTGCCAGATGACGTTTCAGCCGAATACCTAAAGCAGATCGATGCGGAGACGAAGCGAGAAGTTACGAACAGCAAAACCAAGCAGGTTGAATATCGATGGGTCAAGACCCGCCAGAACAACCATGCTTGGGACTGCGAGGCGATGCAGATTGTCTTGGCAATGAATCTTCAACTAATCCAAGGATTTGATCTTTGACAAGACGGCGTAAACTATGGGAGTTGATAGCGTGTCGAAACTTTGGGGCAATCAAGGATTAAAGAATGTTCAATTCGCGAACTTGCTGCGCAAAAGATACAACGAATTGATGATCGCTAGTATTTCCGAAGGCGGTCTGGATAAAGTGACGAGCGCAACGAAGAACGGCGTGAGCATGGGCAAGCAAGTCGGCTTGTCGGTGCCTGAAACAATGGAAGCGATGAGCAAAGCCATCAGCTATATTGACCTTGGACTTGTCCCCTATACGACTCGGACATACGGCAGGTTTTGACACGCTGGGCTAGTTAATGGCAATCCTCGATCAATACGGCAACTCAATCCAATACAAGGCAGCCAGGGCGGCAGCCAATTCTCAGTATTTGAGCGGCAATCATAGACCGTGGGAGCCGATTGAGAAAAAAGACATTTCTGACCTTATTCCAGAAGCGGATCGTGTCAATTTACAGAGCCAAGCTCGACGCATCTATATTAACTTCGGACCGATCAAGAACGCGATCAATCAGCGTTCGATGTATTCCGTCGGCCGCGCCTTCATGCCGGAGTTCAAAGGACAAGACACGGAGTTTGGGATTGTTGCGACGCAATGGCTGAATGAAACCTTTTATCCGATCGGTGACACCCGAGGAGGGATGCACGATTTCAAGACCAACCTTTTCACATGGTCGAGCGCGATTGACGTTGACGGCGAGATTTTCATCTTGATGACGGAAACCAAGAACGGCTTCCCGCTTTATCAGGGAATACCATCACACCGGATCGCAACGCCGAAGGGCATGAGAGACGGCCCGATGAGAGGTGGAGAGTTGAAGGACGGCATCATCTATCTTGCCAGCGGAACCCCAAAAGAATACGCATTCTGCGACAAGCAAGGGATGCTTTCTGAGTGGATACCGGCTGCCAATATCATCCACCTTTACGATCCGGAGTGGCAGTATCAGGGACGCGGATTGACCGCGCTCACTCATTGCATCAACGACTGCCGGGACATCATCCAATCTACCGAGTGGGAACGCTTGGCGATGATGCAGATGAGCAGCATCAGTCTCATCGAATACAACGATACCGGAGGCGCCGACACCGAAGATCCTCGGAATATGCTCCTCGGCAACTGCGAGAGCGCAAATAAGGGCATGGTCGTCGAGAGCATGGACGGCGGCACGGTTCGTTATTTCAAATCGAACAGCGGCGGCAAGATCGAGACGCTAGTCAACAACCGACCGGGCAATCCGTTCTTGGACTTCCACGACCGACTTCTCAAATCCGCGTATGCCGGCTTGAACTGGCCATATGCTTTCTACAACGGTCATGGAGTCGGTGGAGGCACAGCACAACGCACCGAGATCGCGATGGCTCAACGTGCTATCGAGGATCGCCAAGATCTTCTTTTCTACGCAGCTCGACGGATCGTGTCCTACGCGGTCGCGAAAGCACAGAAGCGCGGCGACCTACCGCAGTCTGCTGACTGGTATAAGTGGGAGTTTTCGACACCGCCGAAGCTAACGATCGATGACGGCCGCGTGATGAAGGAACTCGAGTCGGCATACAAGCTAGGCTTTAAGTCTGCCGGAGACATCACAGCAGCGATGGGCAAAAAATACTCTGATGTGGTCCGCATGAAAGCGGAGGAGGCAGCATTGCGTCAGATTATCGTCAAGGAGATCGAGGATAAATACGGCGTTCAGATCGATGCGCGAGAGATTGCCATGATGACACCGAACGACCAGCCGGATCCAGACAACGCACAAACAGCACAGCAAACAAATGCCGATTGATTTCAAACCAACTGAGGCGATGGCTGAAGAGGCGAGCCGAGGTCTTGCATGGCGCGAGGAATACAATCGCGGAGGAACCGAAGTCGGAGTCGCCAGAGCCAGAGACATCAGCAACCGTAGGAACTTATCTCCTGACACGATCAGTCGAATGGTCAGCTATTTCGCGAGGCACGAGGTCGACAAGGAAGGGCAGGGATTTTCGCCAGGAGAGGAAGGATACCCGTCAGCCGGCAGGATCGCATGGGCTTTGTGGGGCGGAGATGCTGGGCAATCATGGGCTAACGAAAAGAGCCGACAAATTGACACCGAAAGTGAGAGTAAGATGCAGATCCAAATCAACAACAAAATCGGCAAGGTCAAGCTCAACGACGCAGTCACGCCTTGGAGCGCTGACGACTTGATCGGAGAGATCGAGAAGCAATACGGCAACCAAGCAGTCGTCGAAAACCTGACAATCGGAGGATTCCAATGTTCAGCCGACGACGCACTCGAAACTCTTGAGATCGAGATCAACTCGCCCGGCGGCAGCGTCCTCGATGGTTATCGGATTTACAACTCGCTGATGCAGATGCGCAGCCGCGGAGTTGAGGTGATCGCCACGGTCAACACGCTAGCAGCCTCGATGGGCAGCGTTATTCTCATGGCAGCCAACAAGGTCAAGATCGTCGAAGGCGGTCGCATCATGATTCACGAAGCATCTCAGACCGTATCTGGCGACAGCGAAGACCACGCAAGAGCAGCTAAGAATCTTGAAGAAATCTCGGAGGAAATCTCGATTATCTATGCCAACCGGACCGGAGCAGAACCCGAAGAAATGCGGGAGCTAATGAAGAAGGAAACATGGATGGGCGCGAAGGAAGCGGTCGATCGTAAGTTCGCCGATGAGATCGTAAAATTTGACACCAGCGCAAAGAACAATATGAGCATTCTCGCAAAACTATTCCCAAACAACGATCAAATCGAACAGATCGAAGCCGCAATTCAGGAAGCCGACTCGATCCGTGCCGAACTCAAATCAGCACAAGATCAAATCTCTGAGCTTCAAACATCCATCCAAGATCACGCGATCGTCTCAAGCAATCTGATCGAGGCACAAGCTAAGATCACCGAGATCGAAGCATTGGTCGAAGGTAAGGATCTGGAGATCGCAAACCTGAAAGCAGAAATTCAATCGGTCGACGAGAAGGCAGCGATCAAAGCAGCTGAACTCCTCGCACAAAACGGACATCCACAAGCCGTTAATCTCAACGATGACGATGGCGAATCCATCAAATCAATGACTCTTGAAGCATTCAATGCAATGACCCCGCACAAGCGGATGTCGTTCATTAAAGAAGGCGGCAAGATCAAGTAATCAATCTCAATCTCTAATCAAATAACAATATGGCTAACACCCTCACAAACCTAGTATCCGACGCCTACGCTGCGTTGGATGTCGTATCTCGCGAACTCGTGGGATTCATTCCATCCGTAACTCGTGACGCTTCTGTCGATCGTGTTGCAGTTGGTCAAAACGTTCGTTCTTTCAAAACCGCTGCCAACACCGCAGGGAAAGACATCGAAGCAGCAATGGCATTCCCAGCCGCAGCTTATCAGACCGTCGGCAACGACGCGATCACGATCAGCAAAGCTCGTGCATTCCCATTCAGCTGGACCGCCGAAGAGCAATACACGGTCAACGCCGGCGCCGGAACTCTTTCCGTTGCTCAAGATCAGATCGCTCAAGCCTATCGCGCAGCCGTGAATGAGATCGAGAACGACCTCGCTGACGCAGCCGCACTTGGCGCTTCCGGTGGTATCACACCGAACGCAACCACTCTTTTCAGCGCAAGCCTGAAAGATGCAGCCTTCGCGAAGAAGTTCCTCGATGACCGCGGCGCTCCACTCAGCGACCGTCACATGGTTCTCAACACGACTGCCTCCGCAGCAATGCGCGGTCTGACTCAGCTCACCAACGTTGGTGATTCTGGAGAAGACTCGCTGCTTCGCCAAGGCGTTCTGAGCAACCTCATGGGCTTCGCTGTTCGCGAATCCGCTCAAGTCGGCTTGACCGCAACCGCAACTGGCACCGGCTACCTTGTCGACCTTGTGGCTGGCTATCCAGTAGGCACGACCACTTTCCACGTTGATACCGGCACCGGCACGATCCCAGCAGGATCGCTCGTGACCATCGGCGGCAACAGCTATATGGTCGTGACTGGCTTCGCTGGAGACGGCGACGGCGACATCACAATCGCTGCACCGGGTCTCATCAAAGCGATCGCCAACAACGATCCCGTGACTGTCCTTTCCGCACAAGACGCGAACGCAGCTTTCAGCCGCAACTCAATCGTTCTTGCAACTCGCCTCCCAGCTGTGCCACTCAGCGGCAATGACCTCGCTCTTATGCGCGAAGTCATCACCGACCCACGCAGCGGACTGAGCTTCGAGCTTGCTGTCTACCCTGGCTATCGCATGGTCCACTACGAGATCGGCGTGCTTTGGGGTGCCAAGGTGATCAAGCCAGAGCATATCTGCTTGTTAACCGACTAACTTCTAGTGTTCATGTAGTAGTGAAGAAGCCGTCCTCAGAAATGGGGGCGGCTTTGTGCTTTTATTGACAAGCTGGCTTTATAGATGAGCGGAATTGATAGTTTCCTTTTGAGCGCACTTGACGAGGTTGATGCGATGCTCGGCACGGTCACAATGACCGTCAGCGGACAAACCTTTAAGGTCGTGATCGACGACGTAACAAAATCGACAATCGGCGACGATGTAGGCTTGACTGCTGAATATGATGTGATCGCGTGCGCGCAGCCTGCCGACGTGACCAATCCGAAAAGCCTCGTCAATAAGCGATGCACTCTCGACGGATCCGATTATCGGATCAATCAAGTCAGGGTCGGAACGATCGCGGTCCACTTCATTCTCACAGATATAAACAAATGAACATCCAGAGGCAGCTCAAATCAATCCTGATCGACTATCTCACGATCTACAAACCAGCCGCAGACATCGAGGTGATCGATGCCAAGCGCCTCGAGCTGGCTACCCTGCCGACAATCGCGGTCGAAGTGACCAACGAGTCGGCACATTCTCAGGCGCTCTGGAACGTGATCGTCTGCCAGGTATCGATCCTCTACCGTGTCCATGCCGGCGACGTCGAGCAATCCGATCTTGATGAACACCTCGAAGCCATCGAGCAATCGATACAGGATCCGAACAGTATTGTGGCTCTCGGCGACGAATCAAGCCTTGTGATTTTCAACTGGCTTTATCAAGGATCGACGCAGGACTGGAACGATTCGATGATCGACACAGTATTTACCGCGGAGTGTATCGTGACAATTAAGCCGGTTAATTCAAACTGAAATTTGACAGCCGTGCATAAGCATGGCAGCAACAGTATATACCGCAGCATCGGCTTCTGACTTAGTTTTCGCACTTACGAACGAAACCGGAATTATTCTCACCAACTACTCACGCAACGTCAGCCCGGTTAAGACCGAGGTGCGCGATGCTGAGAACGAAGTTGTAGCAGTCGCATATAGCGGCATCACCGCAGCGATTACCCTTGATGGATTCATCAACGGCACGACCGAGTTTGAGGTCGCAAACCTTTTGACCCTCGCAAACGATACCAGTTCGTATGGCTTAACCGGCGGCACCGTGATCGTCGATTCCGTCAACGAATCACACGCACAAGGCGAGTTCAAAAAAGTTTCAGTTTCCTGCACTCAATACGCAGAAACGATGACTGCCTAATCATTAAACAACCCTGCCGCTGGGTTTGAATAGGCGGCAAATATATTATGAGCCGAGAAATGTTTCACACGACGAATCTGAAAGCCGCGACCGCATTGGTGACGCTTGGCTTTGATCTACTGACGCCGCCAGTCACTCGCTCGATCCGCGATGATGGCGAGGAGTCGACCGTTTTCTGGTTTGAGCCTCGCAACAAGGAAGGACGCAAAGCCATGGATGTCTATCGAGACATGACCAAAGGCAGCGACGCGCTCCGCGCAGCGGATCCAGAGAACCCGATCAACTACATCCGCGAGGCACTTGGCAATCGCGATGAGCTAATCAGCCTTATTCGCAACACTCCACGCAACGTCGTGATCAAGCGCAACGGTCGATCGATCGCAATCCGCGAGGATGCAACGCAGGAGCAGAAAGAACAATTCAAACCATACCTATAAATTATGAGCAAAAAACAAAACATCGAACTGATGACAGACGAGGAAGTATTGACCCGGGGAGCGGTCAAGACAGATGAGAAGATCGCAAAGTTGAATCTGCGGCCGATCACGATCCGGACCTTTTCCCAGATGATGCGGAACGGGATCGTCGGCAATGACAATCAAGACATTTTCCAGAAGACCGCGGCATTCGGCTTTATTCACAGCGCATCAAAAGAAGAAGTGAGCGCGGTCGTCAGCGACAAGGACAAATTCCAAGCTGCGGTCGATGACTGGATGGATGAGAACTTTACCTACCACAACGAGATGGAGCCGCTCGCCGAGGCTATGAATCGAGCCTTCGAGGAATACTCAGCCGCTACATCAACTGGATTCGTCCCATACCAAGGCAACGGCTCAAAAAACTAGCCACACCCATCTGGATCGCTTCGTATGTGCATCAGCTTGCGGCAGCTACCGGGTGGGGATACAACGAGATCATGGATGAGGTGCCGCTGGCACTCGGCTTGCAGATCATCGATGCTCAATGTTTGAAGGAAGGGATTATGCGCGAGCGGATGACTTCATACGATGACTATGAATCCGCGGATGACATAATTGACAAAGCATTTAACAACATAGGGAATGGCAGCAAAAATCAAATCTGATACCAAGGAATTGGACGAGATACTCGCGAACTTCAACAAGTTCGCTAGTATGAGCTTGCCGATATTGGTCCGCCGCCACGCTCGACTCCTAGCAGTTGAATTAGCCAACCGAAGCCAGCCATTCTCAGTTGGATCGACCAGAAGTAATGCAAAGAAGCTCGGTCAGAACGCAGTCAACAACGACCTTTCAAAAGTATTCCGAAACAAAGGCTCATTGCAGGGAGTCGTCGATAAGACTGTAAATGAAACACTCAAGAAGAAGCTGCAAAAAACGCTTGATAGCGGAAACAATCAAAAGATTGGCGAGATTTTCAAAGCAGTCGGGATGGTTAATGAATTTGAATTGATAGCCAAATCTGGATTGAAAGAAATACACAAAAATCAAAGATCGCCAAGATCAGGCAGAACATGGAGTCCAAAGAAGACCATGTATATTGCGACAGGACAAAGCCTTTCCGCTTACACGAAGGAAGTGCAAAAGCGAGTTGGATTCAGTAAGTCGGCTTGGGCTGAATGCGCTGAGTATATCGGCGGAGTCAAAGGCGATGCGACAAGAGGCATCCCAGCATGGGCAAAGAGCAAAGACAACATTGCCAAGGGCGTAATTCAAGACGGCATAAAAAGTAGGAATCCATTCATTCGAATGGAGAGCCGGTTGCCTTGGGCGTCAAAAATCCTTCCCGTTAGCGAGATAAAACACGCGCATCATATCGTTCGTGAAAAGATGATCAAGCAAGCAAACTATATGATCAAACACGCAGCAAAGAAAAATTTCAACCCAACCCCAGAAGATGAGTAAAGTCACCACAACATTTGAGGCCGTCGATACAGGCATGGTCTCGACGATCAATAAGATCGAGCGCGAAACCAAGTCGATGAAAGACACAACCGAGAAGGCTGAAAAATCAGTTAGCCTTAGTTTTAGCTCTATGGCTAAAGCTGGAGCGGGATTAGCAATCGGTATCGGTGCTATTAAAGGGGCATTTGCGGCACTATCAGGAACACTAGATAACTTCAGCCAGGCACTAGACATGGGCGGCAGACTTAGCGACCTTTCATCCCGGACAGGCGAGACGGCGGGTAATCTGTTACTACTCGAGCGTTCTTTCGATAACACGGGAGTAGGAGCAGATAAGGTGGGGTCTAGTATCAACAAACTTCAAAAGTTTATGTCTGATGCCAACACGGGCGCGACAAAGAATATCGAAGTTTTAAGCAACCTTGGAATAGCTTATTCGCAGATTGCCAACCTATCGCCAACAGAACAACTCGGAATGATTGCTGAACGGATCACAGCTATCAATTCACCAACCGAAAGAGCGGCGGCAGCGATGGGTATTTTTGGAAGAGCTGGTGGTGAATTACTGCCAATGCTTCAAAACTTTTCAGGCGAGCTTGATAACGCTAAATCCGAACTTGGATCCATGGCAGGCATCATGGATTCTAAGAGCGCGGTATTCGATACAGTTTCAGATAAGATCGCAGTTATTAAAGGTAAATTCACCGAGTTTGCGGTAGGTCTATTGAGTAACGTTACACCCGCTCTTGAAATGTTCACAACGATGCTTGCTAAAGTAGACGCAGCGGGGATAGGACAAAGATTGACCAACGGAGCAATGAGTTTTTTCGATGTATTGATCGGCGCATTTCATAACGCTAACGAAGCAGCCGCGACACTAGGAACCGCTTTGATGTATGCGGTTAAGTCTTTTGGTAATCTAATTATGAATTCAATAATTGACGCTGGAAACTCAATCGGTGTTATAATGATTGGAGGATTCAAGATTGCGGTTAATGCCTTTAAAGGCATGATGTTTCAAGCGGTGGCGGCATCTATTAGCTTCCTAGCTGAAAAGATGGTTTCGGCAGCAAGCTTGTTTGGTGAAGAGGCAGAGAAAAAAGCCAGAAGCATTGCGGATCCATTGATTTTATCAGTCAAGCTCGGCGCGAGGGAATATGCAATGGAAATGCAAGAAGCTAATAATAAGATTGGCGATGACATGGCGAAAATGATGTCAGAGAACCAGAAATCCACCAAGGATTTCTTTGGCGCGCAAGGGGAACTGGATAAACTTAGGGAATCAACAAAAAAACTTACTGAAGATGGCAAAGCATTCCGCGAAGGATTTATGGGCAATGATGGTAAAAAAGAATTTAACCCACTCGCGCCGATGGAAAAAGCAGCCGGCAGGATTCATCTCCAGATGAGAAAAGCTGGCGATGATGTCAAAGGCATGGTTGATAAAATCAAAGAACTGACCAACATCGAAAAGCTAATGATCGAGTTGAAAGAGGCGAAGACAGGCAAAGGAACAAAAGAAGAAGAAAAACAAGCCAAGGAATTGATCGGAGCTGGCAAATTCAAACAAGCGGAACGAGCTATTGAGAAAGTCAGAGCAAAAGAAATCGAAGATCAGATTCGAATAAATGAAAAGGGAGAGATGGATAAACGGAGCATCGTTGACATCGCCAAGGAGGAAGGCATAAAAACTTTTGGCAAGTCTAAGGATCAACTTAGAAAAGAGATTTTGGAAAAACGTAAAGGCAAAAACTTGGAGGATTTATTTCGCGAAAAAGAAGATAAAAAAGAAGGCAAAAAAGAACCAGAGAAAAAAGAAGATCCGCTTTTTGAAATGGTCAAAGCGATAAAAGAACTTGTCGCGAAGATCGAACCAAAACTCCCAACCCACGCACTAGGACTATGATGATATATAGTAAAACGGAAGGATTGATCACCACCGGGGATCGGTCTGTAAATAACTTTCAAAGCGGATTGATTCGTGTTGATCAGAAATATACTGGCTTATCCACCAATGAGGCTTCCGATCGAACATTGCTGGCTGATGGCTTGATATTACCTAATCAACCAGATGATCCATCTATCGATGGATTGTATATCTACGGAGGAGCGCAAGAAAGTAGAAACGGAGATGGCTTCACAAATTTTCAGGTCAGCGCATACGGTCGGAGAATCGACACGATGGTCGAGCTTTCCAGAAATCAAAGAACCGTAGTCGTGAGAACAAGTTTGACTTCAACCTTGAACAATGTGGAGGTTATCATCTACGATATGATCGGGACTATCGTAAAAAAAAGAGGAGAGATAATTGAGCCGAATGAGTTTATTTTTTCAGATGATTTCTTGATGCCGAAATACGTTCGCTATGTAAGGCTGCCACAAGTCGAGTCGATCAGTATTGCAGAAATTAATGTCAATAATTTCGTAATTCCAACAAGAACCTACCAAGTAAGATTCAACGACGGATCGAATAGAAAATTTAAGTTAAAAGATCCCATTATTCGAGTTACATCGCAAAGGAATTTCGGCAAATGGATCGAGTATGAATTTGAAGCAATCAGACAATCAGACAGCGCAGAATAATGAACCTACCAGTCGATTTTGAACAGAAAGTGAAACTGCCGCCAGCAGTCAATGGCAGATCGTATCCATACCGGATCTCAGCCAGAGATCTGATGCAGGATTTTCGATATGCAGCCTTGCAGGTCGATGATACTGAGGTCAGCGGATTATCGCTCGAGGAAACCTTGAATCCAGACGGAACAAGAACAGTCAAACTGGCAGGTGAAGCAACTTCAGGATCAACAATCAATCATCCGTTTCGAGTGACATACAACTCAGCAGATGAAAACTACGAAGTGATCGGCGGAGATTGTGGAGGTATCGAAATATCGGATCAGACGATCACGAGCGTCGCTCCTGAGTTTCTCTATGTAAAGATCGAGAGGAACACGAGTTCGAGAGTCGTCATTGCCGCAACGCTTGAGCAAGGATCACCACTTCCAACCTCGACCGAGGAGTTCCAGTATATCGCCATCGCCTACCTTGACGGGCCAGAAGTGACTCAACTTCGATTCGAGGACATCCGCTTGACGGAGTTTCTGATCTCAGACGCAGGCGAGTTGAAACTTGTCTCAGTATTCGACACGACCAACACCTACGCACTTCCGTAATGGGCAACCGAGTAACAACGCCAAACCTTCGATTTGAATTTGTCAACGGATGGATGACAGGCGGAACAGATCCAGCCGACGGCAGCGTGGAGTGTGGCGATGGGACAGCATTTCCAATGGAGGTGACGCTCGATCAAGTTGCAGAGATATTCTACCGGGTCAAAGATGCTTGGTTCACATCTGGGAGCGCATCATGGAAAGTTTCAGGAACGCCGCAAACGATAAACGCAGCAACAGATGCACCAGTAAATAGAACGCTTGAAATCGACTCTGTAACATACCAGAAAAGAGGATACACGATTTCAGGCGCCTACCCATACAACGCTGCGACATACGACGCAGGCATCGGTAACAATTACAGCGACATTGCAGACAACGAAAACGGAATGTGGAAGGATGCTTGGAATGACCCGGATCATGTCGACGCCTTTTCATACCATCAAGATGATCCGAACAGCATACAAGGAGGAGATCCAGAATGGTGGGGCGACACGGGTCTCGGAGTCTATGCAAAAGTTTTTCGTGGCAAGCGCGTGGCAGTCGTCAAACTCGATCCGGCAGATGGGCTGTATGCGGCAACGAACAAGTTCTATCTGGAGATTGAAATGTATTGGTTTGATTATGGCGTGGTGCCGTTTGGAGGCAGCACCAACATTTACAATTCTCAAGGCGGATTCGGTGATTTCAGCTCTCGGGCAGTCTTAATTTCAGACTACATCTTGAGGCTTGCAACTGGTGATGCAACTTGTCTTGTCTACTTCGATGCGCTTGGATCGACTGACGAGACTGGAACCGATTTTATCCATGAGCCGCAGGTCTGGTGGCCCTATGCCAAAGACAATCCAGCCGTGCCGGTCTGGGATACTGACAACGGCGCGAAGCTCTAGTTTGACAAGCCTCATAAGTCATTATGGACATCTCCCAGACTCGCGCATTTTCCGGTTTAAGAATGGTCGCAACGCCGACCGCAAGCCTCGTCACGAATGACGTGACCATCGGCGTGCCTAGCACGAACACTTCAATCGATGACGTCGATACCGGCTATGCAGTCCGCGCATTGATCGTCGGAGCATCTTCCGATCTTGTCCTCGATCTTGCTGACAACGACAGCACTGGCACAACCGCTTGGACCGCAGGCGTTGCACAGGTCGAGACCGCAACCGCGGCTGGCACAGTTACAGCATCTGGCAACGCGACCGTGGTTGTGACCGCAGCCGGCATGACTGGCACGCCTAAGACTATTTCCGTCGCAGTTCTCAACGGAGACACCGCATCGGTATGGGCTGGCAAAGTTCGCACCGCTCTCGCAGCAGATACCGCTGTCTCAGCTTTGTTCACAGTCGGAGGCACTACCACAGCGATCGTTCTCACACGCAAGCCAACGGCAACCTACACGGTCGGTAGCACATCCGTGCCGCTCTACGCAGCCAACGATGCGACGCTAAACATCTCGCTCGACAACGGCACCTGCACAGGCATCACGACCGCAGCAACTTCGGCAAACACGACCTCCGGCACTTTGAGCGTTGGAGTCTATCTCCTCGACGGAGATGGCAAGGACTTCGAGGGATCGACCTTGAGTGCAATCGCAGCCAATCGCCTCGGTGGAGTTCTCATCACAAACCAATCTGGATCCGCTGGCGACATCCTAGTATCGACAGCAGCAACGCTCGTCGACTTCCCGGTGCAGCCAGACGGCAGCCTGCAAGTGACCGCAAAGAACTGCGATCAGTCGCTTGAGGTCCTGACCATCGAAGCAGCAAGTTCGGCAGTGCTTTCCATCGTCGTCTGCGGAGCAACCACAGCCTAATCCTATCCAATGACATGCAACTCCACTCTCATCCTCAAGCCATGCGTCTACCTTGATACATGGGACGGACTATCGAATTGTTCATTTTCATCCGATGGAACCGCATTCGCATCGAGCTTGACGCTCGTGCGGATGTTTTTCCGTGATGAAGAGAATGTTGTCGGTTTGGAGTTAAGCAGCGCAAACAGCACGATCACGATCGACAACGCGGCATCGTGGGATTTCACGATTGAGCCAGTCTCACCGATGACATTGGCAATAGGCAACTGGTATTGGTCGATCGAGACAACCGACTATGATGGGACTATTAAAACTCGCGTCTTCGGAACGATTGAAATTTTAAACGATGCAACACGATGAGCGAAAAAATCACATTTGAAGTTACCGATCAAAAAGAAGAAATTACTTTTAGTTTCTCTGAGGCCGCACGCGGACCGCAAGGCGAGCCAGGTGCAGCCGCCACAGTCGATCAAACTATTATTGATGGCAGCGCCAACGCTGTCTCTGGCAACGCTGTATTCGATGGACTTGCACTCAAGGCGCCACTTGCCAACCCTACCTTCACCGGCATCGTCACAGCACCACGGATCACAGGTCGCTGCGATGGGCTTGAGGTTTTCTGCAAGGCATCACTTGCGATCAACGCTGGGCAGGTGGTCTATGTCACGGGCGCATCTGGCAACAACATCATCATCGGTCTAGCACAAGCCAACGCCGAGGCGACATCAAGCAAGACTATCGGCATCAGCGAGTCAACTCTTGCCACCAACGGCACGGGCTACGTCATAACTGAGGGGCTGATGACAGTCAGTATCTCAGCACCGTCTGCTATCGAAGGCGACCCGATCTGGCTATCACCATCGACCGCTGGCGGCATGGTCTTTGGCGCAGCCAATAAGCCGGTGGCACCGAATCACATGGTTTATCTCGGCGTGATAACACGCAAGACGGGCAACAATGTTGTCGAGATTTACGTTAAGATACAGAACGGATCGGAACTTGATGAGCTTGCCGATGTGTTGATAACCAGCCCAACCGCAGGACAGGCATTGATGCGGGGGGCGACTAACTGGGAGAATCGCAGTCTTGTAGCCACTGACATCAGCGACTCAACTACCGCAGGTCGCGCTTTGCTCACGGCCGCGGATGCAGCAGCTCAGCGGACATCGCTGGGACTTGGCACCGCAGCGACTACTGCATCCACCGATTACGCAACCGCAGCGCAAGGAGCTTTAGCAGACTCAGCCGTGCAGCCAGGCGATCTTGCGACAGTTGCAACGACTGGCGCGTATGCCGATCTCAGCGGAACTCCAGATTTATCTGGTTACGCAACGACAACTGAGCTTGCTGATTATCTACCACTTGCAGGAGGCACGATGGACGACAATGCCGAAATCGTTTTTAATAATGGGTCGAAGATTGGTGAAGGAGTAATCGAGGGCGGTGGCAATAACGGAATCGCTTTAACTTGTACAGTAGGTTACGAGCTAAAATGGGAAGCTGGGAAACTCTATGTAATGGGTGATGGCGGAACCACGATCCGCGTTGAGCAATATGGTTTCTCAACAGCTCCAACTTCCACCGATGATGATACCAAAGGCTACGTCATCGGCTCTCGCCGCATCCTTGATGACGGCACAGTCTATGTTTGCACGGACGCGACAACAAGTTCTGCTGTGTGGGTGTATCAAGGAATCCGCGATATTGCAGGTTTAGCTTCAATCAATCAAGATACCCGTAAACTTATCGCAAGTGACGGTGCTACGGAGATGCTTAATTGGTCTAGTTCAACTAATATAGCCATACCTATTGGAATAACTTTAGGCGTAGATATGATCTACGATGCTGATTCCCCTTTGAGATATATTGATGTGGCAAACGGAGAATTAGGAGACTACAATGGTGCAACCTACACCCCCTCTATTGATTGGGCTAACCGTGACCTTTATCATTCAGATGGATCGTATTCCCTTAGTTGGCAGATCCGCAAACTTTATGATTCAGCTGGAGTAGAGGCTCTTGATTGGTCAGGTACTTATGCAGGCGTCTATATCGACAGAGCGGGCGGCGCAGGCGCAGGAGCTGTCATCTACAGCGCCAGCGGCACAGGCGTAGATGCTTCGAGCGGCAGTAGCTGGGGCGCATATATTCAGAGCAACAGCGGCACAGGCGCAGAAATTTTTAGCAACAGCGGCACAGGCGCAGAAATTTACAGCACCAGCGGCAAAGGCGCAAAAATTTATAGCGACAGCGGCTTCGGCGCGACCATCGAAACAAACTCTGGAAGTTTAGCTGCGGATATT